CCCTGAACTAATTGCGTCGAAGATTCCTTCTAAGGAGGCTAAGTAATGAGAATCGTGAGTGCCATCCTGTGCGCAGGACTTCTTGCTGGTTGTAACGAAACAACTAAGGTATTCGATAAGCCACTGCTCGTAGATCGCGCAGAGCTTATCCTCCCGCCAGTTCAACCTATCACACAGAGCGATATGAAGTGGACCGTTGTTACGCCTGAGAATGTTCAGGCAGTGAGTGCTAAGGGTAATGTTGTGTTCTTTGCCCTTACGCCTAAAGGCTACCAGAATCTAAGCATGAATGTTGCTCAGATGCGTAAGTATATCGAACAACAGAATGCCGTGATCGCAGCCTACAAAGAATACTATAAGAACGAAGAGAAGACGGAAGAATAGACTTGACAAACTTCATTGTTTTAGTTATTATGAACCTATGTCTATTATCACTGACCATAAGTATGCACAGATGATTTCCCACAAGCTTCTGCTTTTCAAGCGGAAGTCTGATCGGGTATACAACTTTCGTTGTCCATTCTGCGGCGATTCCCAAAAGAACAAACTAAAGGCTCGTGGCTATCTCTTCGAGAAGTCCGGCGGGCTTATTTACAAATGTCACAACTGTGATGTTGGTACCAATGTTGGTAAGTTGATTGATCTTGTCGATCCAGGCTTGGCTAAAGCTTATCGCCTTGAATCATACAAAGATCGTGTTGCTGCCAATACCACAAACGATAATTTCATTATTCCAAAAACAGAAGTAGAACGTCCATCGATTATTCTGGACGAAATGCTCTCTCGTCTTGATACACTTCCCAATACACATCGTGCAGTCGAATATGTAAAGTCTCGTAACATTCCAAAAGAACATTGGAATGATCTATACTATGCACGGGACTTCAAGGTACTCGAAACGTTGAATCCAGCCTATGAGGGGCGTCTGGTATCAGACGAACGGTTGGTCATTCCGTTTCGACGCGAGGATGGGTTGCTCACTGGCGTTACAGGTCGCGCTATGGGCAACTCATCCTTGCGATATGCAACCATCAGAATTACTGATGATCCTCTAATCTATGGTCTGGATCGCGTGGCGCGCGGAAAGACTATATACGTTGTGGAAGGTCCAATCGACAGTATGTTTCTTAGCAATGCTATCGCTGCTGGTGGAACGGACTTTCAAAGAGCACTATATAGCTTGACCGGCGAGAATGTTGTTCTCGTTTTCGATAATCAACCGCGTAACAAACAAGTTGTAAAGCGTGTTGAGTCATATGTTCAACGTGGATATTCTATGGTTGTGTGGAACTCAAACTGGACTTATAAAGATATTAATGATGCTGTCCTTTCTGGATCTAGTATTTCTGAGATTGAGTATCTACTAAATAAGTCCACGTTTAAGGGTCTTGCTCTTAAGCTGGCTATCCGAGATTGGAAGAAGTGTTGACGCAGGCGCAATGTCTGCGAACGGTATCATATTGTCCGAAGAAGAAAATTACGGAGTAACTTAATGTCAAATTCTCTACCTACCCTTTACCAACAGTTTATTCATCTATCACGCTATTCACGTTATCTGTGGGAAGAGGGTCGTCGAGAGAGCTGGGAAGAAACCATTTCACGTTTCTTCGATTTCTTTGAAGGTCATCTAAAAGAAAATCATAACTACGACACAAAGAAGATCCGTGCTGAACTTGAACAAGCTGTTCTATCGCAGAAGGTTATGCCTTCGATGCGTTGCGTCATGACTGCTGGTGACGCACTCAAGCGTGAGAACGTTGCTGCTTATAACTGCTCGTATGTTGCTGTCAATAGCCCACGTTCATTTGACGAGATTCTCTATATCCTCATGAATGGAACTGGCGTTGGTTTCTCTGTCGAGTCAAAAGACGTAGAGCAGCTTCCTATCGTTAGCGAAGACTTCCATCCATCAGACACAACTATTATGGTTGCAGACTCGAAGCTCGGTTGGGCTAAGGCTCTTAAAGAACTAATCGGTATGCTTTATGTTGGTCAAGTTCCTCGTTGGGATCTTAGCAAGGTTCGTCCTGCCGGAACCCCACTCAAGACTTTCGGTGGTCGTGCTTCTGGTCCAGAACCACTCAATGCTCTGTTCAAGTTTTGTATTGATGTCTTCAAGAAAGCAGCTGGTCGTCGTTTGAACACATTGGAGTGCCACGACATTGTATGTAAAATTGCCGATATTGTTGTTGTGGGTGGTGTTCGTCGTTCTGCTCTCATTTCTCTTTCAGACCTGAACGATGACCGTATGCGTACAGCTAAGTCTGGTCAGTGGTGGTTAGATCAGTCGCAGCGTGCGCTTGCTAACAACTCCGCTGTCTATAAAGAAAAGCCAGATATGGGTCTGTTCATGGAAGAGTGGAAGTCACTCTATGAATCAAAGTCTGGTGAGCGTGGTATCTTCAATCGCGCGAGCGCGAAGACTACTGTCACGAAGCACGGTCGTCGTGATCCTAACTACGATTTCGGAACTAATCCATGTTCGGAAATTATTTTGCGCGATAAGGAATTCTGCAATCTTTCGGAAGTCGTTATTCGTGCAACTGATACGATGGAAGACTTGAAGGCTAAGGTTCGTCTCGCTGCTATCCTCGGAACTTGGCAGTCAACACTAACCAACTTCCGCTATCTATCGTCGTCATGGAAAAAGAACTGTGAAGAAGAAAGACTTCTCGGCGTTTCAATGACAGGAATCATGGACAATGACCTCACCAACGGAAAGACAGCAGGACTCCCAGAGCGACTCGAAGAACTCAGAGCAATCGCAGTCGAAACAAACGCAAAGTTCGCAAAAGAAATCGGAATCCCTCAGTCTGTGGCTGTTACTTGCGTTAAGCCCTCTGGCACTGTTAGTCAGCTTACTGATGCTGCCTCTGGCATTCATGCTAGGCATAATCCTTATTATATTAGAACTGTTAGAGCCGACAAGAAAGACCCGCTCGCGCAACTGATGATCGATGCTGGTGTCCCAGTTGAAGATTGCGTGATGCGCCCGAACAATGTCTATGTGTTTTCGTTCCCAATGAAAGCCCCAGAGAACGCAGTATTCCGTCAGGATATGTCTGCTATCGAACAGCTTGAACTGTGGGTTACATATCAGGATCACTGGTGTGAGCACAAGCCATCTGTTACCATCTCTGTCAAGGAACATGAATGGCTCGACGTTGGTGCTTGGGTCTACAACCACTTCGACAAGATGTCTGGTGTTTCGTTTCTTCCGTTCTCCGAGCATGTTTATAAGCAAGCTCCTTATCAGGATTGCTCGAAGGAAGAATACGAAATAGCTGCTGCAAAGATGCCTAAGTCAATCGACTGGGCTTCGCTTTCTAAGTATGAAAAGACTGATACCACTACTGGAGCGCAGGAACTTGCTTGCGTGGCTGGCGGGTGTGAGGTTTGATCATGACAGACAAGGATCTGTCGTGTCCATGTGGAGAATACGACTACACTGTCATTTATGAAAAGCGTGGAAAGAAAGAATCACCTCAGTTCTGTCCCTTCTGTGGGGCAGACGCCGAGGAAGATAAGATTGAAGAACTTGAAGAGGACGACGAGTAACTATATAAGTTCATGGCATATGAAAACGCATGGACTTTCGACGGGAAAGAATTTAACAGTGAAGATATCGGCAACTCGTATGGGTTCGTATATATTATCACCACTCCTGACGGTCAGAAGTACATCGGTAGAAAATACTTCTGGTCCGTCAGGAAAGTTAAGGGTAAATCCCGTCGTCAACGATCCGAGTCTGACTGGAAATCCTATTATGGTTCCAGTGAAGTCCTCAAGGCAAAGATCAAACAATCAGACAAAAATCTCTTTAGGCGAGAAATAATTTCTTTACATTCTACTAAAGGTAGAGTAAACTATGAAGAAGTCAAGGAACAGTTTGCTTATGGCGTCCTTGAAGATGATAACTATTTGAACGACAACATCAATGGGAAGTGGCATCGTGGACCAGAACACATCAGAAGTAAATCAAGATTCTCTGCCATCGCATCTAGGCGGACACCTCAACAAGACACATAACGATCGCGGAACGCTTTCGTTTCTAATCAGCGAGTATGGCATCAAGTCATTTCTTGATATTGGCTGTGGTCCAGGCGGAATGGTTGCGCTCGCGGGTATGCGCGGGCTTGATGCGATGGGTATCGACGGTGACTGGGAAGTCCCGAAAGAGAAAGATACGTTTATTCTTATCCACGACTTCACTACTGGTCCAGCTCCTGTCGAACGTGGATTTGATTTGGGTTGGTCTGTAGAGTTCCTCGAGCATGTCGAAGAAAAGTATCAAGACAGCTACATGCGAATGTTCGCTCGTTGTAAATATGTTGTAGCAACTGCAGCACCTCCAGGCTATCCTGGACATCATCATGTAAACTGTCAACCACAAGATTACTGGCACAAGGTTTTCGATAAGTATGGTTTTGACTACGACGATGCTGTTACTCAGCGTATTCGTATGCAGGAATCCACAATGCAGAAGCCATTCATGCAAACAACTGGTATGTTCTTTAGGAGACGATAATGAACTACAACGATTCTATTGTTTCACAAACAAGAGATAAGCTAATCTACGACGAAGGTCTACGTAACTTCATGTTGCAGGTCTATAACTACATGACGATTGCGCTTGCACTTAGCGGCGCAGTTGCTCTTGGTGTGCATATGGTTCCTGCTATCAGCGCTGCTATCTGGGGAACTGGTCTGAAGTGGGTGGTTGTATTCCTTCCGCTCGTTCTCTCGCTTGGCTTTGCTTTCCTGTTCGACAAGATGTCTGTTCAAATGGCAAAGATCGCATTGCTTGTCTTTGCTGTTGCTATGGGTTTGTCGCTCTCGTCGATCTTCCTGATCTATAAGATGGGAAGCATCGCTCAGGTATTCTTTATCAGCGCAGCAACATTCGGTGGCGCTTCGCTCTATGGCTACACTACGAAAAAGGACTTGACAAGTTTCGGTTCTTTTCTTATAATGGGAGCTATCGGATTGGTTATCGCTGGCGTTGTCAATCTGTTTCTACAGAGTTCGATGTTCGCGTTTGCCATTAGCTGTATCTCTGTTCTTATCTTTACTGGTTTGACAGCTTATGACACACAGAACCTGAAGAATACATACGATTATACTGTTGCTGAAGAACACGAGAAGCTCGGTATCTATGGTGCGCTTCAGCTCTATCTCGACTTCATCAATATCTTTGTGAGCTTGCTCCAAATCCTCGGAGACAGAAAAAATGATTGAACCTATTCGCATTTTCATTGGCACTTCGTCTAACAACGAAGACTCTGAAGCAGAAATGGTGTTGGAGTATTCGCTCCGCAAGAACACAACACATCCGATTGAAATCACTTGGATGCGTCAGACTAAGAACGAAGACTCTATCTGGGGTGGATGGGTAACTCCACGTTGGTCTACTCCATTCTCAGGTTTCCGTTGGGCTATTCCCGAAGCATGTAACTTCCATGGCAAAGCAATTTACATGGATGTCGATCAGGTGAACCTCCGTGATATTGCTGATTTATATTCTACTCCTATGGCTGGCTTACCGCTTGCTGCTCGTCGCGGTAAACGCTTCGGTGGTCATGAGTTTTGTGTTGTGCTTTTTGATTGTGAGCGCATGGCTGATTTTCTTATGCCTGTTTCTCGTATGAAGCCTAATCCAGAAGCACATCATCGCTATGTAAATATGTTCTCTGGTTCTGAGCTTGTGCTTGATCTTGATCCGCGTTGGAACTGTCACGATGGTGAAGGTCTTGCTATCGAAGATATCTGGCACCTCCACTACACGAAGATGGAAACACAACCTTGGAGACCAGCTTGGTTTACTGGAATAGTTGAAGATCATCCCCGTCAGGATCTCGTCAAGTTCTGGCACGACATGAGAGCAGAAGCTGTTCTCAATGGTTGCACTCCAGTTCTCAATAACGATACGTTCGGTCCATATAATATCATTGGTAGATAATGAAACTCTTTGCTTCATGTGATCCTAGGTATCTAAACTTGCATGCGCCTGCGCTCGTAGCTTCGGCAGCTGTCGCATGTAACAATCTTCATCTTCATGTTATCAACGCAGGTAATCAGGAAACAGACTTCCTTCATTATCTTGCGGATAAGTGGATTGAGATGTCGGAAGCTCAGTTTAGTTTCTCTGGTGGTCCTATGTTTGTGAATCCTCCAGAAGGACAAACATACAAGAACTGGCCTGATGCTGAACGGACGTTGTTTGCTTGTGATCGCTTCGTGACTATCGTAGATATTATGGAGAATGATCCAGAGGAAGATTATCTAATCGTTGATACTGACTGCTTGATTATGAAGCATATTGAAAAGCCAGATGACGATCAGGTTGGTTTGTTTCTTCGTGAACCACTTGTTGGAACACAAGGATGGGAAAATCAGGGAACGCGAGTTGCTGCTGGTGTAGTTTACTATTCACACGAAGCTCTTCCCTTTGCTCGTCAGGTTAGCCGACGAATCAAGAACGGACCATACAACTGGTTCCTTGATCAAGTTGCTCTGAATGAAATCTATCAGAAAGAACTCAGCAACTATCGTTTCCATTACTTCGACGAGAAGTTTATGGATTGGGAGTTTATCGAAGGCACAACGATCTGGACTGGTAAAGGTCCGCGCAAGTATGACAACCCAATATACTTGACAAAGAAGAACGAGTTTGATAGGATGATTCGATGAAAGTAAAAGTTCTATTCCCACGCCTTGATGTGATGTTCAAGGAAGGACCAGTTCCAGAACAGCGTGGAGCTATTCCTGAAATCCGTATTCCTTGGGTTACAGTTGCTAATCGTATTCTTCATGCCCATTGTATGAAGGGCGATGATGTCGAACTTATTGAAAAACCTTTGTGGCAGTTCACGCCAGAGTTCACGGAATCTCTGAAATCAGATATCGTCTATGTCCCACATAAGTCTAGCGATACGTTTCCCGTGCGCGATACAGATGTTCGCTACTATATGCAATCAGTATTCCCTTGGCAGTTCTATATCGACTCGAAGGGTTTTGCTGGCGGATCATCAGCATATCCATTTCTAATTGATGCCAATCGAGATGTTCCTGCTAAGAGTTTCTATTCTGAAATGCAAGCTCGCGCTGCTCTTGGTGAAAGCAAGTTCGCTCAGCCTGTTAGTAAGAAACTTGATCTTCCGTCTGACTTTGTATTCTTCCCTTGTCAGATTCCGCACGATGAAACAATCAAGTATCATTCGAGCGTGACTGTTCCTGAAGCACTTGAAGCTACTTGTAAGGCTACACAAACGCTAAATATCCCACTGCTCGTAAAAGGTCATCCAGTCAATCCTGGTAGCATGGCTCCTCTTCGTGAGCTAACGACTAAATACAAGCACGTCAAATGGATCGACGATGTTTCGATCCACGATGTTATCCCTCACGCGCGAGCAGTTGTAGTCGTGAACTCTGGAACTGGTATGGAGACGCTACTACATAAGCGTCCTATTGTCACTTTCGGAAGATGTGAATATGATTGTGTGAGTAATAGAGCTACGACTGGTAATATCGTCGATATCCTGTGGGATCCTAAATTCGACGAAAAGGCTGTACGAGCATTTTTCGAGTCGTGGTACGAATGGACCTACGACACAAGAAGCAGTAAATCTTTTGAACGACTTTAGGAGCAAATGAAATGGCATATTGGGGTTATCACTTAGTTCTCGACTGCGCTGAACTTGATCACGCAGCAATTACCAGCTACGATACTATCTACGCTTTCACGAAGCGCCTTGTCAAGGATATCGACATGGTAGCCTACGGCGAACCACAGATCGTAAACTTTGGATCTGGTAATAAGGCTGGATATACTCTTGTCCAGTTGATCGAAACATCAAACATCTGTGCTCACTTTGTGCCAGATGACGAGATGGGCGGAAACGCGATGTATCTCGACGTTTTCTCGTGCAAGGAATACGACGATCAGGTTGTTATCGCTCTGGTAAAAGAATACTTTGGCGCTAAGTATGTTCGTCCAAACTTCTTGACAAGACAGGCCTAATAGGGTATAATGGACAATAGAGATCGCGGGTGTAACTCAGGGGTAGAGTGTCAGCCTTCCAAGCTGTTCGTCGCAAGTTCGAATCTTGTCACCCGCTCCAAATTTCGCGAAGCACTTGAACTGGTGTTCGCGATAGGCATTCTTTTTTGGATGCCATTGACCGTAGGGTTCTTCCTACTAATTCACTATGCAGTTTCAAACTAAGGAGTAAACATGAAGCATACAATCGCAGCTCTCGCTCTCATTGCAACCACAGCTTCCGCTATGGCTGCTGATGTGCCAAGCAGAGCAGAACCCGCAGCCCCTAAGGCACCTGCAATTCTTTCCGACAAGTCTTTCTATGTTGGTTTCAATGCTGGCGCTCTGGTAACTGACGGGTTCAACAAGAACGCACCATATTCAGTCGGTGTTGTCGGTGGTTATAAGGTTATCGGTTTCGGTCCAGCTGGTGTAGCGGTCGAAGGTGCTTATGACTACGACAAGAATAAGAACAATACGGTTACAGGTAATGTGATCGGTTCTTATAAGATCGGTGCGCTCTCACCATACGCCCTCGCTGGTGTTGGTTATCGCTACTATGATGCTCGTGCGAATAAGGATGAAGCTGTTTGGAACGTTGGTGGTGGTGTAAAGTATGCCATCACTTCTTCAATCGACGCTGATGCTCGTTATCGTCGCTTTGAAGGTTTCGATAGCAAGAACA